CTAATGCGGTTACGGACCCTACAGGGTATAAGAAGGCTACCTACACTTATAACAACGCCTTTACGATACCTCTAATCGGAGCTAATCAAAGCGGGTATAACCCCGGAGCTGCGGCTAAAGTATATTCTTGGGTTCCTAGTGACCATTTAGCCGATGTAAGACTACACACGCTGTCTCACTTCGCTACAGACGGAGCTATTTACACTGAGCTTCCGCGTAAACCTGTCATAACTATAACCTCTGTTAAATAATGGATTCTACGCACGTTCCCGCTGCGGTTGGCATAGTTGGTATGCTGGGAACCTTTACTCTGTCAGAGATTAACTCGATGGTAGGAATCGCTGTAGGCGTAACTACTCTTTGTTATTTAGTATTGAAGACGATTAAGGAATGGAGAAACAAGTAAACAACCAAGAAGAGCAGTTAAAAGCCCTTCAGACCTTGCTCATAAACGAGTTTATTACTCGTATTGAGTCTGGTGAAGCCGCTCCAAGCGACCTAAATGCCGCCAGACAGCTTTTGAAGGACAACGGAATTCATGCGGGTCTGGCGAAAGACAACCCGATGGAGAATCTTGCGAAAATCTTACCTTTCGATGAAGTAGCAAATGGCTAAGAAAAGAAATTACAGAAGAGAATACGACACTTACCACAAGCGTAAGCGGCAGAAGAAACGCAGGGCAGGACGTAATAAGGCTCGCCGCTTGATGATAAAAAAGAAGGGTAAGCGTAAGCTGAAGGGCAAGGATATTCACCACAAAGACCGCAACCCTAGGAATAACAAACGCTCTAACCTGAGGATTCAGAGCAAAAAGAAAAACAGGGGAAATAACAAGTAAGGTCATGGAGATTCCAGACAAACTTAAAGATTTCCGTAACTTTTTATACATTGTCTGGAAGGAGTTAAACCTACCGGACCCAACCAAAATTCAATATGAAATCGCTAACTACATGCAAGGAGAAGACCGAAGAGTTATTATCGAGGGCTTTAGGGGAGTCGGTAAAAGTTGGATATGCTCTGCATACGTTGTACACCAACTCCTCCTCGACCCAAGTAAGAACATCCTTGTCGTCTCTGCTTCAAAAACAAGAGCAGATGATTTCAGTACTTTTACACTTAGACTCATCCATGAACTCCCTATTCTCGCGCATCTCCGCCCTAACGATAAGCAGCGATTCTCTAAAATCTCCTTCGATGTCGGACCCGCGCCAGCCTCCCACGCCCCCTCCGTCAAATCCTTGGGAATCACGTCTCAACTGACGGGTTCCCGAGCAGATATTATTGTTGCTGACGATATTGAGGTTGTCAGTAACAGCGCTACGCAAGGAATGCGCGACAAGCTTGGCGAGCAGGTCAAGGAGTTCGACGCAATTATCAAGCCTGACGCTGCCTCAAAAGTATTGTTCCTTGGAACACCTCAGTGCGAGGACACAATCTACAACAAGCTCACCGAGCGGGGATACCGTAAGCGCGTCTGGCCAGCTAAATACATAACGGAGAAGGCTAATCAGACCGGGTATGACGGGGCTGTGAGCGATGTGTGCGTATCAGAAGACGACGAAGGGTCCTCTACAGAGCCTTTGAGGTTTTCGGACATCGACCTAGCGGAGCGAGAAGCCTCCTACGGACGCACCGGGTTTGCCATGCAATTCATGCTGGATACCCGTCTGAGCGACATCGACAGGTTCCCTCTGAAAGCCAGCGACCTCATAGTGATGTCTGTGGACCCTGAGGTGGCCCCGGAGAAGCTAGTGTGGGCCAGAGACCCTAAACTGGAGTGGGACTCCTCAGTGCCCAATGTGGCGCTCTCTGGGGACCGCTTCTACCGTCCTATGGAGACAATAGGGTCCTACATCCCATACACAGGCTCTGTAATGTCTATTGACCCCTCAGGACGGGGCAAGGATGAGACCGGATACGCCATTGTTAAGATGCTTAACGGGTATCTTTACGTGGTAGATGCCGGGGGAATCCAAGGCGGATATAGCGATGAAGTCTTAAAAGCGCTTAGTATTAAGGCTAAGCAGCAAAAAGTGAACTACATCGTGGTCGAAAGTAACTTCGGAGACGGTATGTTTGTGGAGCTGTTTAAGCCTGTTTTGACCAAGATTCACCCATGCACCATCGAAGAGGTCAGGCACAACATCCAAAAGGAGCGACGAATCATTGACACCCTAGAACCAGTGATGAACCAGCACAGACTGGTAGTTGACCCGAAAGTCATACAACATGACTATGAAAGCGCCCAAAAGTATCCGCTGGAATCACAGCTAAAATACCAGTTAATTTACCAGATGTCTCGCCTGACTAACCAGCGCGGAGCCATTACCCACGACGACCGCCTAGACGCACTCAGCATGGCAGTCGCCTATTGGACCGAGCAGATGGCTCAAGACGCTGATAAGAGAATACGAGAGCGCAAAGTAGACCAGATGGATGAAGAATTACGAAGGTTTGCAGAATCCTATAATTTAGGCAAAAAAGCCAAGGCTACCACTTGGATATAGAGCCGTGAAACCCATCAAGCCCCCAGAGTTTATCAACGTAGCAGGACAACGAATTCCTGTAAACGTGCTGGAGGATATGCCGGGGAGGCTAGCTGAATATGACCCGGAATTGCGGTGTATTAACATCCACAGCAGCGTCCTGAGGGACAGACAGCTATTCCGGTCTACCCTAGTCCATGAGGTAATCCACTGTGCCCTAGACTTGGCCGGAATATCGTTCAACACTAGCCGGGTGTTATCCGAGAAAATAGAGGAACAGGTGGTCACCGCTGTAGAAAGCCTAGCCGCCCCTGCTATTATCAGAGTTTGGCGCTTATAATCATGGGGGCATTCACAATGAAGGTTCTAGTTGCCTGTGAGTTCGCTGGGCTTACTAGGGACGCTTTTACCGAAATGGGTCACAAAGCGATGTCCTGCGACTTTCTGGAGACAGAGCGACCCGGATGGCACTACCAAGGGGATGTCAGGGACGTATTGGACTACCCGTGGGACCTCATGATTGCACATCCACCGTGCAACCATCTGAGCGTCTCAGGAAGCCACGGTCATAAAGAAAAAATAGAAGACGGACGACAGCAAGTAGCTGCTTCATTCTTCATGAAACTAGCCAAGGCGGATATACCTAGGATATGCGTAGAAAACCCCGTGTCCGTCATGTCCACCATATGGAGAGAACCTGACCAAATCGTTCAACCGTGGATGTTCGGACATGGAGAAACCAAGGCTACCTGTTTCTGGCTCAAAGGACTGCCTAAGCTTAAACCCACAAACGTAGTCACTGGGCGAGACGACAGGATCAGAAGAATGCCACCAAGCCCTGACAGAGCTAAGGAGAGGTCTAGGACTTATCCGGGCATGGCTAAAGCTTTCGCCTCTCAGTGGGGCTATATAGACCCTAGGTAGGGCATATATGGAGGCAAGGGGACGCTCTAAGTACACTTAGAGTTGTCCTACGGACAAGAATAACACACACATTTAATGGATGTGGAATGTGGGTTGTATGTGGTTATTAGCACTTATAAGCCCACCAACCGCACACCTATAGTGTTCCTCCGGTTGCCCCTAGTCAAGAACAAAAAACACACCAATGAAGAGAACGCTTCGACGCAAAGTGCGAACCCGACAGAGAAAACGCCGGGTCGCTCACAAAGATTTTTAAGCTTGTTCGCAAGCCCTTACTACATACGTTTTGTTGCGTGTTGTGTGTTGTGTGAAAACGCAAGCCCTTCGGCCCACTACGGGTCGAGGGGCAACGCGCAATGCCCTCTCATTAGCTCGTAAATGACCCCTGAGCGTTCTTAACGCCACCTTGAGGGTCAAGACACCCAAAGAAAGCCTAGAGGGGGACTTGTGGTGGTTTTGGTGCAAATATACGAGTGGGTAACGCTTATGCGTGATTGTAAACCACCCCCCGTGCCCCCCACGCGAATACCCAAAGAACCCAAGGCTAGCGAGCACGCACAGGGGAAAACCACAAGTGAATCTTTCTGCTGCACACAGGGCACACTACACAACCCTAAGAGTCCTTTGGTGGTTCATGCGTCTTGATTTATGCAGGCGTTTTTTGGCTACGGCAACGGAAGGCTAGCGACCCAGCGCAAACCCGGCGAGGTCAGGGCGCGGCAAGAGCTAACGCTGGTTAACAACTGGATGCTTACGGCTATGCGCGAGGTCTCTCCGTGTATTACCCAACACACATCCCTTAATGGCCTACGTTGCACCTAGCCCTGCTTTGCGCTGGCACGAACAGCCAACGCAGCGACTATCGTCGTCTGCTGGTCAGCGCCTATGGGCGGCTGGGGTAACACTTGAAAAATCCGCAGGGTCTACGACCCTCCCTGTTTTTTCTGCGTATTACACACACTGCTACTATCATCCACCAC